ATTGTTTCAACCATATAATTCCCCTTTCGTTATACTCAGCATGTCGGTGCCTGTAAATGCATTATAGGTAGAGGGGAAAGGAAATACAATAGGTTGATGGGAAGACGAAAGATTTTTCTAAAAAAAATAAGAAAGGAGTATGAAATGAGCGAGGTTGATACTTACATCAAAGAAAATGCAGAAGTCCATCAGTTCGCTGCAGAGGTTGCAAGAATCATATCAGGCATTCCACAGATGCCGGAATTCTCGTCAGAAATTCTGACCGTAGCCGACGCGAGCCAATTGATCGGACTTCCTGTAACAGCAATCCGGGCAGGGATTGTGTACGGATGGTTGCCAATTGGAGTGGCTGTGCAGAATAACAAGCCAGCAAAAAGCCTTTCCGGTGGACGAATTACATACATCATAAGCCCTAGGAAAGTCTATGAAGTGACTGGACATGTCTGGAAAGGTAAGGCTGCTCTTAATAAGTGAGTGCCCCGGAGGGAGATTGGGCCTCCGCCCCGGAGCTTTGCACCACTAAAACACCTTAGTGGATAGATACATTATAGTTCTCTATCTGCTAATTGTAAAGACAAATAAGAAAAAATAAGGAGAAATTAGCAAGATATGAGTGAAATTAGAAATGAAAATCAGCTAACATGGGCTGACATCGAAGTAGCACTTGCGACTGAAATTGTCGAAGAAAGCAAGAAAAAGTCAAAAAGATGGTTCACAGCATGGGTTGTGACGGCTGCCGCACTGGTGGCAAGCAACCTTGCGTGGATTGCAGGAGAAATGAAATAAAATGAAAGAATATATGTTGATCGCCGTATGCATGCTCGCCGGGAAATATGTGGATATACCTATCTGGCTAAACATCTTTTTCGGTATCTCGGCAGCATGGGCGGTACGCCAGATGGAAGCAGACTGGCAGTAGGAAATAAGGAGGATAAGAAGATGTTCGAGAAAGAGATTGATGAAATATATGGATTATGCAAAAGAGTTGTGAACGAAGTTCCGACAGCAAATATCACCTTTGATTTCTCAGGCTACGGCTTAGATGTAAGAGGGCTTAAAAGAAAAGAAGACGTCAGACTTCCTAAAGGCGTGTTTAAGTGGGATTTGTACCAAAACGTATCTTTTAACCCATTTTATGAGAAAGAAAGTCGCGAAAGCCTCAAAGTAATCAAAGCATTCTTACTGGAACTTCTGATAGATGGGAAGTGTCCAAATGAGTAAACAGATAGCAATTATGAAACTTCTTCCCAGTCTGGAGATAGCAGGATGTATTAATGAACTACTCAGAGAACTTCAGTCCAGAGGGGATTACGTTCTGGATTATGAGAACTGTGACATGTCTCTGGATCATGTGGAATACCACAAAGCCGAAGATATCGATGGAGAGAAGTTCGGAGATGTATCAGATAACCTGTATTGCTTTTTCAAGGCGGTGTGAACATGGACGAGAGGATTAATGAGGTCCTGAGACTGATTGATATACAGCTTGCCACAGTCCCAGATAACCCCATTGAAGAATCATACAAGGCAAGAACATTGGCGAGCTACGTACAGGCTCTAAATGGGATTTTAACGGCTCAGAAATCATATAAGGAGGAAAGTATCAGTGAGTGAATTTGAAATCCGTATTCCGGCGAGAAAGAAACAACCGGCAACTGATAAGGATAACCCTGTCGTGAAAGTTTCAACAGACGCTTACAATGCACTGGTTGAAATTTATAACGAATCAACCTTATCAATGAAAGATATTGCAAGTTTGCTGATTATCGAGGGCAGTAAACATGTAGTTTATGACAAGGAGGAATAGCAATGGCAACACCCGTATTAATTATTGGAAAATCTGGTTCTGGCAAGAGTACCAGTCTTAGGAACTGCCAGAATGAACACTGGAATCTTATTAGAGTATTGAATAAACCGCTTCCGTTTAAAGGAAAGATTGACGGATGGTTTACAGATGATTACCAGCAGGTAATGAAGTGCCTGATCGCATCAAAAGCAGAGTCTATCGTAATTGATGATGCAGGGTATCTTATCACGAATCATTTTATGAAGGGACACGCTTCTGCCGGAAAAGGCAATGCAGTGTTCGCTCTGTACAATGATATTGGAGACTATTTCTGGAATCTTATCCAGTTCATTGTAACAAAAGTACCGCAGAATAAAATTGTTTACCTTATGATGCATGAGGAAAAAGATGACTCCGGGGAAGTAAAGCCTAAGACAATTGGTAAGCTTCTGGACGAAAAAGTTTGCATCGAGGGCATGTTTACCATCGTTCTTCGATGCATCGAAGAGAGTGGAAAGCACTTATTTGTCACTCAGTCCAGTCAGGGAGCGGTAAGTAAGTCCCCGATCGGGATGTTTGACAGTTTAACTATTGATAACGACCTTGCAGAAGTTGACAAGGTTATCAGAGATTATTATGAATTAGGAGGAACAGACAATGCAGAAACCAAATAATTACGATACTACACAGGCAGCAGGAGAATTTGAACCGATTGCTCTTGGCGGGCACAAAATGGTAATTAAGCAGGTATTAGAGAAAAAAACACAGGGTGGACTTGATATGCTCGTTATCTTGTTTGATTTTGCAGAAGGAGACGAACAGGCGGGGTACTTTATGAAGCAGTTTGAAAATGATATCCGTCCAGACAAGAAATATCCGAATGCCGGCACTAACTATATGGTCATTGACGAGAGTGTAGAGTATGGCGTCCGTAATCTTAAAACTTTTATCACATGCGTAGAAAAGTCAAATCCGGGATTTGCCGTTAAGTGGGGCGATAATTTCGGGCAGCAGTTTAAGGGAAAACTGATCGGCGGCATCTTCCGTCTGGAGAGAGACTGGTACGACAATAAAGAAGTAAAACGTCACAAACTTGCATGGTTCCGCAGCGTGGAAGGAATCAAAGATGCAGATATTCCGGAAGAGCGTACCACAAAGGCCTATGACGATCATCTGAAGGAAGAAGCTATCATGGGAGCAAGTCCGGCAGGTACGGACTTTATGAGTATTCCGGATAGTGTACAGGAAGAACTTCCATTTAATTAAAAGGATGTGTTTTTAATGGTTATACAAGTGGACACAAGGGAACATAAATCAGAATGGGAACGGATTCAGAGTCAGTTTGATAGCCTTGGAGTGCAGTATTTTCGCTCTAAATTGTATTGCGGCGATTATCAATCGCTGGATAATGCAAAACTCTGTATTGACCGTAAAAAAGATTTGCAGGAGCTTTGTGGAAATGTCTGCCAACAGCATGAAAGGTTCAAAGCAGAGCTGATTAGGGCGCGTGAAGCAGGTATTCAGTTGATTATCCTATGTGAGCATGGACCAGATATTAAATCAGTTGGTGATGTATATTTCTGGGAGAATCCACGAAAACATAAAGTTATCTGGAAGACGGTAAACGGTAAGAGAGTAAAGACTGTAATCTCTGACAAGGCTGTTGATGGCTGCCAGTTGTATAAATCTCTCTGCACAATCAGAGATAGATACGGAGTCCGATTTAAATTCTGTACAAAAGAAGAAACCGGGCGGCAGATCGTGGAGCTGCTGTCATGACTAAGGAAGAAATCAAACAGTCAGTGAAAATGTCGGAAATTCTTTCCAGATACGGACTAAGGCCGAATAGAGCAGGATTTATATGTTGCCCTTTTCACAAGGAAAAGTCAGCATCCTGCAAAATCTACGATGATTCCTTTTACTGTTTCGGCTGTGGAACTGGCGGTGATGTGTTTGATTTTGTGATGCAATACGAATCCGTCCCTTTTAGTACGGCGTTTATTGAGCTGGGTGGCACTTATATATCAAAAAAAGGTAAAAGCCGCAACCAGATCAGACATGAAATGCGAGATATTAAATCAAAAAAACACAACCCTGTTCAGGATCCTAATGAGATTGAGCAGGTAGAAAAGAACATACTTATGTACGAAACAGCACTAAAAACGTTCCCTCCTGATTCAGAAGAGTGGTATATGTGCCAGTTTAATCTTGAGAAAGAAAAAAGCAGATACGAAATGTTATCAGCTAAGTCAGGAGGTGAGAAAAATTCTTGAAAATATTGAAAACTTACAGGCACAAGACTTTATGGAAAAGCAGTTGTATGAAGAGCTTTTTTCAGTAAAAAGTAAAATTGACCGCTCAGAAATCAAGTTTAAGCTGATGGACCGGGCAAAAAGTGTGAAAGCGAAGCATATAGCAGAAGAGTTCATAAAGGAATTCCAGAAAGCAGAACAGGAAAAGGAAAAAGAAGAAAAAGTAAATCGTTCTATGCAGTTAGTTGAAAACATCACAAACTTTTATCCTGATTCTGTTGATAAGGAATATCCTAACATGGCTTGTGGTAGCTGGATAGCTACAGAGAACGGAATATTTTCCTCTGAAACATCTAAGGCAAGAGAACTTGTATGTCACCACCCGATCATGCCGATACGTCGTCTAAAAAACATCGAGACAGGAGAGGAACAGATCACGGTGGCTTTTAAAAGGGATGGATATTGGACAGAAATAACTGTTCCAAAAATTGACATTGTGACTTCCAGGGCAATAACTAATCTTGCAAGGTTCGGGGTGCAGGTCAACTCAGAGAATGCAAGGCTTCTCGTAAAGTATCTGGCGGATGTTGAAATGTACAATGCCGATATGATCGACATACAGCACTCTACAAGCAAACTGGGGTGGCATGGTAATACATTTGTCCCTTACGACCTTTCAATCGTTTTTGACGGTGAATACCGCTTTAAAACGCTATTCCAAAGTATACAGGAAAGTGGAGACTACTTCAAGTGGGTGACTCTGGCTAAGCAGCTACGATCATGCGGACGATTGGAACCGCGAATAGCACTGGCAGCATCTTTTGCGAGTGTTCTTATGCAGCCGCTTGATGCGCTACCGTTCATCGTAGATTTCTATGGGCAGACAGGAGGCGGAAAGACGGTAACAATCAATATAGCGGCATCGGTTTGGGGGAATCCGGCACCGGGAGCCTACGTTGGGAATTTTCGTTCAACAGATACATCATTGGAGACAAGGGCAGATATGCTCAATAACTTTCCGATGATTCTGGACGACTCGAAGAATGCTTCTCAGTATATCCGGGATAACTACGAAACATTGATTTACAATCTCTGTTCTGGCAAAGGAAAAGCACGTTCAAATAAGGACCTCGGAGCAGCTAAGGAAAATACATGGAGTAATGTGACTATTTGCAACGGTGAGAACCCTATTTCGGAATTTGCAGATTCCGGCGGAGCTATCAACAGAATTATTGAAATTGAATGTTGTGAGGATATTTACGAGAATCCAGCAGAGATTAACGGCATTGTCGTGAAGAACTACGGCTTTGCTGGAAGAGTGTTCGTTGGAAATCTCAAACAGTTCACATCGGATGATCTGAAAGAAATGAAAGCCGAAATTGAGAAAGGTTTTGACGGATATGACTTTCCAGCAAAGCAGGTAATGGCAATATCTACACTTCTGCTGGCTGACAAATTAGCTACAGATTTCATATTTAAGGATGGACGTGAGCTGACGGTCGAGGACGTTGTAGACATACCTACACGCAAGAAAGATGTATCAGAAGGTCAGAGATGCTATGAATTCATTCTTGAAAGTCTCTCAGTGTACGGACAGCACTTTGATGCGCAATTTAGCTGTGATCAGTGGGGATTCAAGGAAACGCCAGATGAATATGGAGATGTATATGTATATTTTTATCCGAAACCTCTTGAAAACCTTTTGAAGAACAATGGATTCTCCAGAAAAGCCTTTTCGGCCTGGGCGATTAATCGAGAGTTAATCAAGCACACAGGAAAAAGAGATACGGTACTAAAAAGAGACGGTGGAAGTGTAATGAGGCTTATTGCGGTAAAGATTGTTGATATAAAAAGTCTTGAAAACGAGCAAGAAAATGAGGTTATTGAAACTGGTTTTCTGCCAGCTGATGCCGAAACAAATGTTCCGTTTTCGTAATTTGTAACCATGTAACCGTTGTAACACGAAAAAAAACATCCTATAGGAGAAAGTTTGAGAGTGTATAAAAAACATATACTCTAGTGATTCTCCTATATAAAAACCTTGGTTACATTGGTTACACGGTTACACACCTCTGAAGCCCACATAAAATAAGGGTTTGTGGCGTAACCAGTGGATTAAAAAAGCCGGTTACACACGGGTTACAAAATTAAAAAGTATATGCAATTAGATTTATTATAACAAAATTAACTGAATATTGCAAAAATATTCAGTTAACATAATTATTACAAGGAGTGGTTACAAAATGAAAAAAGACGATCTCAATAAAAAGCAAAGATATGCATTAGATACAATGCTGTCTGGCAGTAATGTTTTTCTGACAGGTGACGCAGGAACAGGCAAGACAACGGTTATCCAAACGTTCATCGATGAGGCGGAAAAAGCTGGTAAAAATATTCTGGTATCCGCCACTACTGGAATTGCAGCGGATAATATCGGATATGGGGCAACTACCGTACACCGAGCATTGAATATTTCAATTAAATTTGAGGACTATAAGAAAAAGGTGAAATCCAGAGCTGAACTTCTGAAAGAAGCAGATGTTCTTATCATTGATGAAATCAGCATGTGCCGGTTCGATTTGTTCAATATGATTGCAAAGACGATCATCACGGAGAATGAAGAGAGAGCAGTTGACAGACTTCTGTTTGGAGAGGACAAAGAAGACATTCAGTTAATCGTGATAGGTGATTTCTACCAGCTTCCGCCAGTTATTACGACAGACGATCGAAAAATTCTCTGTCGGATGTATGGATCTGATTATGGAAAGGGTGGAAAGTATGAACATGGATATGCTTTCATGTCTGAATACTGGAAAGAAATGGGATTTGAATATATCAAACTTGATGAGGTATGCAGGCAGAATGATGAGGGATTTAAGTATGTGCTGAATGATATTAAATATGGCAACAATATTAGAAAATCCATTGCATATCTGGAGAACAACGAATCAGACAAAGTTATACCGGAAGCGCCGTTCTTGGTTGGCACTAATGCAGAAGCTGACAGAATTAACAATACTTTCCTTGGCAAGTTGGATAAAAAGACCGAAAAAGTGTTTCATGCAGCAGTTGACGGCGAGCTAACATCTGCCGATATTAAGAACATTGCATTTGCCAGAGAGGACTTAATTCTTAACATCGGTGCAAAAGTGATGATTACAGTCAATGATTTGTCTGGAAACTACGTTAATGGAACGATTGGCATCATTCAGAAAATTGTGGAAAACGGAGAATTTGAAGAATCTTATCTGGTTATCAAAACTGATAAGGGCAAAACAGTTAGCTTATATAGATACAATAAAGACATTGAGAAACAGGTTATTGAGGAATCCGAACAAGAAAAGGATGGTCGGAAGATCGTGAAAGAGAAGATTGTCCGTAAGAAAGTAGGCTCTTTCTCTCAGTTCCCGGTAAAACTTGCCTGGGCAATCAGCATTCATAAATCACAGGGACAGACATTTGAAAAAATCAACATTGACCCTTGCTGTTGGGATCCTGGACAGTTCTATGTGGCTGTTTCCCGGGCTAAATCAGCTAACGGCATACATTTTATCAGACCGATAAAACAGAGCTATATAAAGGCGTTTAGCAAGGATAACGAGCGACTTCTTGAACAGAGCTTTGAGGTAGAAGAAGGTGCGTAAGTATGAGAGTGACGCATGAGCAGATACCGAACACCATAAAGTTTTTACAGATTGACTTTCCGGCACTGGTCCTCCAGACTGCCGGAATTGAGGCAAAAGATGAATACTGGCAGCAGGTAGTTGAACAGATCCATGTTGTATCTGAAAAATATAACAAAAATGGATTTGTAGATCACATGCTTGTTGCTTATTCGAATTATCTTTCCAAGATGTTTAATAAGGCAAAAGAATTGAAAAAGGAGAATCAAAATGCCGTACAACACAAAGAATAGATACGAACAGGGACAGGCTCTCAGGAAAGAAATTTATATGTATATCGTCAGTTATATCAAACTGGTTGGATATGCACCGTCGATTACGGAGATTTCTGAAAAGGTAGATGCCGGGAGAGCTACGGTCTGGAAACATATCAATCAGTTGATTGATGATGGTTTGCTCAGAACAAACCACCCCAGTACCGACAGGGCATATACTCCAGTTGGGTACGGAATAAGAAAGATAAACAAGGAGATAAAATGAAACTTTATGACATTGTTACAGCAGATGGTGAATTTGTAGAGCCCTTGACGCAAAGAGAAATTATGAATAAATTCGGACTTACAAAATACAGATTCCGTACATTCTTGGATAACAGCTATCTGATTGACGGCAAATATTGGATAGATGACTCTGCCGAAGATATGCAGGTGACCAGAAACGGATGTCGGAAGATGTTAAAACAGTTTGATGCTTTAACAGAAAACATAAGGAGGGCTGTTGGATGGGAAAGTTAAAAATCAAGCAGAAAAAGAAAGCATTCATTCCGTATACGAATCAGCAGGCTCATATGTTTGCGCAGTCTATCCAGAACTGCCAGAAAGAATTAAAAGAGATGGAGATGAAAGCCTTTGATGATGGGTTCGAGGATGGAAAGAACTGGTCTGACGTGCTGAATTTTGTGATTTTGTTCTATGTAATGCACGAATTGCATGGATGGGGATGGAAACGCTACATGAAGTCCGTAAAAAGAATTAATAACTACATCAATGATATTAATTCTGGGAAAACATCATTGTCTGAAATGGTTGATGATTTGGAAAAGAAGCATCACATTCAGATTTGTGATGATTATAAGGAGCTGATTGAGAGATATGGAGCGTAAAGCTGCGCCGGTGATTTATTTACAGAATAACGGGCAGGTACTTACATGGGGAAAGTGAGGATGACAAGAGGATGGTAATAGGAAAATTAAATCCGATAAATAAAGATGATTTAAAAGTCGGAGACGTGGTTGGAGTTGCAAGAGAAGTACGGTGCGGATGGGGAACAAATTTTAGACACGTCATGGTGTATCCGGCAAAGATTGTACGCATAACTCCTAAACGAACCAAAATTGAAACCGACATTGGAGAATACGATAAACATGAAGTGTTATACAAATACGATTCCGAAGCCATAAAAGAAAGCGAAATGGCAAAGAAATTTAAGGAAATCAAAGATGGTGTATATGCCATTGAAGATTTTAAGTCGAGCCGTGGACTGAGAGTAATTAAAGACGAAGATTTAGATGCACTGTCAGAGCACATTAATGCAATTGTAGAAGTTTTGAAAAGATATGGAAAGTGAGGACACAATGACAGAACAGGAAAAGAAGGAACTTTTAGATGAACTAGAAAAACGTATGGATGAGAAATACAAAGGTTGTCCGGGATATAATACGTTGAGCCTAATGCTGAGAGGAAGTGAAGTAAATGAGTAAATCAGTATTAGTGATAGATACACCGGAGAATTGCCATGATTGCCCGTTCGGAACTGCATACTGCGGCGAACTTGAATATGAGGGTTTGTGTGAATTAGCTGACTGTTTAGACTGCGTTGAAATTCTGATAACAGAAGAACATTATGATTGTGAAAGCAAATCAAGACCTAAATGGTGTCCATTGAAGCCATTGCCGGAGAAAAAAGAGTATATCGTTCCGAATGACAATGTAGAATCACAAAAAGATATTATTGCGGTTGGTTGGAATGCCTGCTTGAGAGAAATTACAGAAACAAGCGATGAAAACAAGCGATAAAAAGTAAGCGATAAGAGGTGGAGAAATGATTATTTTAACTGGAAAAATCGTGTTTGTAAAGACACAGGAAGAATATTTGAGTGTTCTGAAAATGGCAAAGCTTCAGGGATTCACATGGGCGAGAGTAAACCATTTAAACCCTGTCGAAATTCCAATTCCAAACATATTGAATTTTTATAGTAGCAAGATGGTCACTTGCAGAGACAATGAAAGGATATTGTGCGAAGCGTCCGAAATCGTCAAAGATGAAGAAAAAATCAAGGATGCAGTAAAACTTGTCAGAACGTTCGCTAAATACCCAGACAGAACAGCATTGACGGATGCATTCATTGAATCGTTGAAGCTGCTCACAGACGCTATAGAGAGTCAGATGGAAGAGGTGAAGTAGATGGAGAGATTAACAGAAAGAGAAAGAAATGTTGATGGTACAGGAGTTGCAAAAGAAGAAATTACGGATGGATTATTAAAACCGTTTGCGGATAAAATTCTTACGAAACTTGCTGTTTATGAAGACTTAGAAGAACAGGGCTTGCTTGTGAGATTACCGTGTAAAATCGGAGACACGGTTTATAGAGTGAATGCCGGAGCCAAGCAACCGATTATTCCGATGACTGTTTCAGAAATTCATTTTCTATGTTACAAAAATGAACGTACTGTAAGGTTTGACGCAATAGACAAAGAATATATGGGAGAAAGTTGCTACCGTTTAGAAGATATTGGAAGAATAGTATTTCTCACCCACGAGGAAGCTGAGAAGAAGTTGGAGGAGATGAAGAATGACAAGGCCTGAGATTACGGCAGAATTATCAACCATGATTGAAAAGAAAATCAATCCGAACAACGATCCTCGTATCTACTGGGCAAAAGAGGTGACGTTTGATTATTCTACAAACCATGCAGTTAGAGTGGACTATATGAAATTTGTTCCAGTGAACAATAGTGTTTCCGGGATAGAAAAAGGTGATTGCTATTGCTATGAAATCAAGTCATCTATTGAAGATTTCAAATCTGGCCATGGATTGAATTTCATTGGAGATTACAATTATTTGGTTATGCCAGGGGAATTAGCTGCAACAGTATCTTTGAAAATCCCGTATCATGTAGGAATATATGTCCCAGAAGGAAACGAACTTATATGTGCCAAGAAAGCCAAACGAGCCAACAGAGCGAGGCCTGTATCTGAAATACTTCTGATGATGTTTCGGTCTGCAAACAGAGATTACAGGAAAACGGTAAAGAAACTGGAGGAGATGGAGAAATGAATAATAAACCTACACCAGACATAACGCCAAATCTTGCTATATCAGCATACCACGTACTACAGCAATATTGCACTGGACAGCCAGCAGATTGCAAAGGCTGCGGATTCTACGAACACTGTCCAGAATGTTTTCGAGGCATGCCATGTGACTGGAGCTTGAATGAAGAGGGTAAAATAAATGAAACTGAGAAAGGCAACACTGATTGACTACGGAGTACCGCCGGATGATATACCTATACTACAAAGTCACTTGCGGAACCTTAGCGAAAGCGATAAATACAATCTGTTGCAGGTATCTATCAAATACGCACCCGGCATTGAATCGCAAATCTATGACAGTATCGTGAACAGCATCGGCTATCGAACAATGGAAAAGATCAGAACGGTTCCTGCAACGGAGAATGACTTCTATGGCTACAAACGCAAGGTCATGGCGGAATATTATCATCTGGCAAAATTGATTGGAAGACTTTAAAAAAACTTAAAAATTTATAAAAGTGGTAGAGAGCTATGTACGCCCTAGTATGGTATTATAGTATATATAACTATAACTGTGCTAGGGTGTTTTAATTCAGAAAGGATATGATTGGATGTTGATAGGATGGCAAATGAGAAAAATTTAATACCGAATTCTGAACGAACTCCGAGTGAGCTCCGAGAAATAGCAAAAAAAGGCGGTATTAAGTCGGGAGAAGTGCGCCGTCAAAAAAAGACCCTTTCTGAATTAGCAAAAATGATAGCTGAGAATCCTGCCCCGACTGCTGCAAAGAAGAAACTCACAAAAATGGGAATATCTGATGAGGATGCAAATAATAATGCCTGTATTGTAGCTGCCGTATATGATAAAGCTATCAAAGGAAATATGCAGGCAGTAGACAAATGGGAACAGTTGGTAGCTGCATCAAAATCAGACGAAAGCAAATATGAACTTCCTGCCAGAGTGCTCGGCAAGGCATTCGTGGATATTAACCGACAGATTAAGCCTAATATCGAATATGTATTCGAGGGCGGTCGAGGTGGCCTAAAATCCTCATTCGTAGCTTTTAAAATTATTGAGCTTATCAAGAATAATCCTCAGATGCACGCCTGCATTACAAGACAGGTGGCCGGTACTCTGAAAGATTCTGTATACGCTAACATGAAATGGGCTATCAACGAACTGGGACTGATGGAAGAATTTGAATGCAAGGTTTCGCCACTTGAGATCAAGTATATTAAGACTGGACAGACAATATACTTCCGTGGTCTGGACGATGAAACCAAACTGAAATCCATTAAGCCGGAGTTTGGATATATTGGAATCCTCTGGAAAGAGGAAAAAGATCAAATGAAGGGAGATGCTCAGGAACGTTCTGTTAATCAGTCAGTGCTTCGTGGTGGTGACGAGTCCTATGATTTTTCATCGTATAACCCACCAAAATCAAAATCAAACTGGGTAAACAGGATTAAGCTCATGCCTAACCCGAAAAGAGTTATTCATCATTCGAGTTATCTGGAAGCCCCGGCGGAGTGGCTCGGGCAGAAGTTTATTGACGATGCAGCACATCTGAAAGAAATCAATCCAGAAGCCTATGAGCATGAATATCTGGGTGTCCCGAATGGCGACGGCGGAAACGTATTTGAATATCTGGAGATTAGAGATATTACAGATGAAGAAATTAGTCACATGGATCGTATTTTCGCTGGCGTAGATTATGGATGGTACCCGGATGCCTTCTGCTATCTCCGAACTTATTATGACTCTGCCAGAGAGAAGATATATCTGATCGACGAATTGTATGTAAATAAATGGAGCAACTCCAAGACCGCTGATTGGATCAAGAAAAAAGGCTATGACGATTATACGATGATATGTGATTCCGCGGAACCCAAGTCCGTGAATGATTTCCGGGACGCCGGACTTCCTGCCAGAGGAGCAATCAAAGGGCCGGGAAGTATCGAGTATGGTTTTAAGTTCTTACAGACTAAGACACTTGTCATTGACCCGAAGCGAACACCGAACGCATACAAGGAAATTACGGAGTATGAGTATGATCGGGACAAAGAGGGAAATGTAATAAGCGGTTATCCTGATGGAAACGATCATGCAATTTCAGCACTCAGGTATGCTTATGAGCCGTTGTTTAACAGAAGGGGGTACAGCGCATAATGAGTAAAATAGGAATAGAACTACCGAAAGAGTATTCGGACAGATTTGACAAATTACGCCAGAATCGAGTAGAAGTCAGCTTTTATAAATATGGCACAGCAGCAGACAACTTTGGAATGAAATTAGTAGATGCACTTGAATCACATGATATGTGCATTAAAAGATATAAAGAAACTGGAAACACAGAATACCTTTGCGATGCAGCAAATTATCTCATGTTTGAATTTATGTATCCACAGATTCCGAATGCATTTTTCAAAGCAACAGATAGCGGAGAGAGTGCCGGAGTTGCCGGAACACCAATAAATCAGCTAAAAGAAAAATGGTGACTAAATGGGACTTATAACAACACTAAAAAGGTGGTTTAACATGATATTCAAAAAACAAGCCGAAGAGGACTTTAACATCCAGGCGGCGGAATTTCCAGAAATGGAATCACTGATTAACCGGTGCGCGAACATTTACAGGGGAGTTCCGGAATGGCTAGATGATAAGAATAACATCAAGACGATTAATTTTGCTAAATCTGTGTGTTCTGAGACTGCCAGACTTGCAACATTGGCGATCGGCATTCAGATAGACGGTTCTGCAAGGGCTACGTGGCTACAGGAACAGATCGACAAGGCATATTTTCAAATCCGTCACTGGGTAGAATATGGCTGTGCTTATGGAACAGTATTTATTAAGCCAAATGGTGAAAGCATTGACGTATTTACTCCGGCAGATGTGATGATCGTGGACTATGATAATCAGGAAATTAAGGGAATCATATTCAAGGATTCTTATACTGTTGGACGGAAATACTATACACGGCTTGAATATCACAGGTTTGTTGAGATTACAATAGATGGAGCGACAACTTATCCGTACTATGTTTCTAACAGAGCCTATGTATCAAAATCCCCCCAGTCAATCGGCGATAAAATCGACCTTAAACAGACCAAATGGGCCGACCTCATGGCAGATACACCGCCAATTCTCAAAGCGAACGGTGAGAAGCTAGACGGACCTCTGTACGGAGTACTGCGGACACCGCAGGCAAATAACGTGGATATTAACGCACCATTGGGTTTGCCAATATTTGCCGAAGCTATCGAAGAGTTAAAAGACCTCGATATTGCATACAGCAGAAACGCCGGAGAGATTTTTGATTCGCAGAAGATTGTTCTGGCAGATGATAGGCTGCTGATGCCAAGCGGTACACCTGTAGCAGCCATGTCACCACAGGGCATGGAGAACAGACGAAACGAGATGAGTTTACCGCACTTTGTCAAGAATGTATTCGGACAGGTCGAGAAAGAGTTTTATCAAGAAATCAATCCACAACTCAACACAGATACTCGTATAAGCGGCATAAATGCCCTTTTAAGCCAGTTAGGGTACAAGATTGGATTCTCCAACGGCTACTTTGTTTTCAACGAATCTAGCGGCATTCAGACGGCTACAGGAGTAGAAGCAGAACAGCAGAGGACAGTACAGTTCATTAAAGATGTGCGTGACAAACTGGAATCCTGTCTGGACGAAGTTATTTACGCATTGAACGTTTACGCCGACCTGTACGGACTTGCACCGGTTGGGGCTTATGAAGTCAATTATGATTTCGGAGATATCCTATATGTGCGTGAAAACGACCGTGCGAGATGGTGGCAGTATGTGACCACTGGCAAGGTTCCGGCATGGTTGTATTTCGTGAAATTTGAGGGAATGACTGAGGAAGAAGCGAAAGCAATGGTCAAAGAAGCTCAGCCAGATGAGCCAACATTATTCGGAGAGGAGTAAAAAGATGGCAGATAAACCAATAACAAGGGAAGAAAAATATCTTGCGTACTTGACAGGCGATTACACGGGCGAACTCCCAAAGCCAATCACAAGAAAAGAGAAGTATTTATACGAATTATGTTTGAAAGGAATAGGCGGTGAGATTTCGCCAGAAGAAATCAAAGCCGCAGTAAATGAGTACCTTGAAAAGAATCCAGTCAAGCCCGGAGCCACGACAGAACAGGCACAACAGATCGAGCAGAACAAGACGGATGTTGCTTCGCTAAAGGAAGATATATCAAAAATACAAAATAAATTTGAATTTGATATAGAAATGAACATACATGGTATATTAAATGCTAGTCCATCAGATAGTACGTATATAAATTATTCTGATGATGAAAATGCGCGTTGCTCAGACTATATTGATTGTCAAAACTTCAAATATATATTAGCAAAATGCAACGGTAGCGAATGGTCATGGGTTATTGCGTTTTTCAATGCTGATAAATTATTTTTACCTGATATTAGCATTGCAGGGGTAGCAGGTAAATCAACTTATGAGGTGGAAATTCCAGAAAGTGCAAAATATGCCAGAATTTCCACATATAATACTGCCATATCTTATTTTGCTAAAATCATGTTTTCAAAAAAAAACATAGATGCTGACATATCTGATTTGCAAGTAAGAGTGAACGCCCTTGAATCTCCTGATGATATATATGATGGGTGTGAATTTACATTATTTAAAAAGTGGGGATTGATTGGTGATAGTCTTTCCGTAGGGCATACTGTATCAAAAGATGGGAAAACAACTTTAGGGAGAAATATTTATTATTCATGGGGACAGTACCTTGCAAGACGGATCGGAAATACTTGTCTAAATTTCGGTAGAAGTGGAGTAACATCCAAACTTTGGATGGATACGTCAGAAACATATTGTTACCCAAGATTGATTAACCCCGACAATTTATGTCAGGCATATATTATTGCGTTAGGCGCTAACGATTCAGAAATGACTTTAGGTAGTATCGCAGATGTTAATTTTACTGACATGTCTCAAAATGCAGATACTGAATATGGATGTTATGCAAAGGTTATTAACGCAGTAAGAACAGTATCAGCAAATGCACCTATTTTTTTATTCACACTTCCATATCCAAGAAATAGCGATAATAATATAAAAGCTATAAACGAAATGATTAGAACTTTTGCAAATGATAAAGAACACTTTGGAAAAATATTTCTTGTTGATTTAGATGCTGATTATAATAAATATTTTGAAACAGGAAAACTGGAAGCACAAATTGGCAATACAGGATGGCATTTGACTTCTTTAGGTTACTTATATGCGTCTAAAGTAAATGAAATTGCATTATCAAAAGTAATATCAGATAATTATAGCGATTTTCAAGATGTTTTCTTGTTACCTTGTGGGAATAATGATGTATTAGATTAAATTAACTAAAGATGGGCTTTGGTTAACCATCAAAAAACTAAAACATGTACCACGACTTTTATCGAAAGAGGTGATATATTATACTTAGTCCAGAATATTTACGCCGGATTACAGAGGGCAGTGAACAGATTGCAGAAGAATTGCATCAGTATATCATCTCTGAAATCGTGTCGAGAATGATGGCGAGAATCGGCAGAGGTGAGGATTATATCCTGACCAATGCTGATGCGTGGAGAATCCGAACGCTACAGGAATCCGGTGAACTGTTGGAAGACATTCTGGCAGAATTATCTAAATACACCAAATGTGAACAGCAGGAGCTTCTTGAAGCGTTTGAGGATGCTGGAATCACTGCAATGAACTATGATGATAAGGTATACAAGGCGGCAGGATTAAGCCCTGTACCACTCGAACAGTCTCCAGCTATGATAAGGCTTATGGAACGGAATATGCTTGCGACCATGGGAGAGTGGAAGAATTTCACACGAACAACCGCAAGTGCCGCTCAGAGGCTCTATATTGAGCAATGCGACCTTGCATATAATCATGTGATGACTGGGGCAGTTGGGTATACGCAAGCCATCAAAGAGGCGGTTAATAATGTTGTGAGCGATGGTGTGACAGTCACATATCCATCTGGTAGAAAAGACACGATTGAAACAGCAGTTGCACGTTCTGTCAGAACCGGCGTAGCTCAAGCTACGGGGGATATATCTCTAAAACGCATGGAAGAAATGGACTGGGATTTAGTTCTGGTCAGTGCGCACATAGGAGCCAGAACAGGTGACGGCGGTGAGAATCCCGGAAATCACTCATGGTGGCAAGGTAAGATATATTCTCGTTCTGGAAAGAGTAAGAAATTTCCACCGTTCTCATTGACCGGATATGGAACGGCAAGTGGACTATCAGGGGTCAACTGTCGGCATAGTTTTGGAGCCAGTGATGGTGAATTTAATCCTTATGCAGAACTATCAGCACAGGATAAAGCTGACAAAGGCAAACAGTACGAAAAGGAACAGCGGCAACGCACTTATGAGCGAAGAATCCGCAAAACGAAGCGTGAAGTCCTTGGGTTGCAAGCGGCGGTTGACAACTGCAAGGACGAACAGGCAAGATTCGCACTCCAACAAGACCTTGACCGGAAGTCTTATCTTTTGCAGAAACAAAATACTGCATATAAAGATTACTGCAAGCAGAACGACTTGAGAGAACTGCAAGACCGGCTCATGATTGCTAAGTGGAACCGTCAGAACGCTGCTAAAGCCAGAGGAGCGGCAAAACGTTATAAAACAGCAAAGGGGATTGACTGATGGATAGATGGGAATATTTCAATCCGAATCCTGTTAAGGATAAGAGAACAGGAGATTGCGTTGTCCGGGCGATATGCAAAGCGACCGGGCAGGACTGGGAAACAGTATTCACTGGATTAATGATACAGGCGTGCACTCTGTCAGATATGCCAAGTGCAAATTATGTCTGGGGTGCGTACCTCTATAAGCATGGGTACAGACGCAAACTGATTGAACAGTCAGAACGATATATCTATACAGTCAATGACTTTTGTACAGACCATCCGGCCGGCACGTATATCCTCTGCATAGATGGTCATGCGGTGACAGTACAAGACGGCAAATATTTCGATACATGGGATAGCGGTAATGAGATCCCGGTATATTACTGGGAAAAGGAGAATAAATGAGCATATCAGAATTTATACAGATTTTCCTCTCTATCTGCGGAGGGGTGTCTATTGTCGGAGGGGCGGCGGGCGTAATCTTTAAATGGATTACCCCGGCATTTCGGCTTAATAAGCGGGTAGAGACACTGGAAGAACATGATAGACGAGACTATGAAAGCCTTCAGAGAATCGCAGAACGAGATTCATTAATTCTGGAAGTGTTATCAACCATGCTGGATAGTCAGATTAGTGGGAATAACGTCGAAGAATTAAAAAAAACAAAACAGAAGCTTACAAATTATCTTGCGCAGAATCAGCGTTAGCATTAGTAAGGGGTATGCTCATGAAATTATATGTGTTCACAAAGAAAGATATAGACAGATTCTTGATAGAGTGTAATTTCACACCGGACGAAGAAAGATTGTTCCGGCTGAGATGCCAGGAGCGCACGCTCGAATACTGTGCTGAACAGATGAATGTAAGCATATCAACAGCAAAGCGGTTAAGCCGAAGGGTAAATAATAAAATAATCAAAGTGTGTTAAGACGACAATAAAAGCCCCCGGGGTTATCTCTCAGGGGCTTATTTTGCGTCTTTCCAAAACAGTTGTGAGCTTGCTGTAATCCTCCTTATTTTTACGTTCCAATATGGTTCTACTTTAAATAATGTAAAATTTTATAATACTTTTTACATTCCAATATGGGACTACTAAACTCTACTATATTATACCACATATAAAAGTGATTTGAAAGTTAAATTTTATCCTACTGTACCTTATTTTTTCTTTTCCTCCCTTATCTGTTCTTCATATTTTTTTATGAGCCACTCCGGTACCGGTTCGTCTCCATCGTCACCCCTGTATTTGATCGGGTCAATATTGTTTGTAAAGCACCATTCCCAACTATTATACTCATCACCGTCTTTTGATACGATGTAAAATATATCGTATTCGCTATCCGCAAATGCCAACGTATCTGTTGCATTCATTGTGTACAGCATGATATACATGTTTCTCCTGTATGCGTACGCCATTTCTAACGGTGAATCTTCGCCGCCCAGAAATTCCATGAACATTTCAACGTCAGAAGATTCTTTCGACAATTTGTTATAATAATCGTAGACTTTTTCATCCCATCCGCCTGGGAAAGTTTTGCATTCTTCTATTTTCTCGTTATCTTCTTTAGCCATTTTGTAAATGGTTTCAAGTTTTACTCTCTTAATCATTTTACACGCCTCCTATTTTACTTCGCAATCTTCTAACACAACTCTTTCTAACAAAGCAACAACATAATCAGGCGGATTTCTTTTACCACCCTCCCAGTTTTCAATTGTCCTTTTGGGAATTTTGTACTTATCGGAAAAAGCCTGCTGACTTAATCCAGAAATTAATCTAATTTCTTTGATGTTCATATTGTTTTACCTCTTAATACGCCCGAGCATACGAAATAAAATTCTGCTCGGCGGTCTCGTCAACAAGTTCCGCCGGGATTCTCACCCAGTCCTTTCCCAGAGATTTTATAAAATCATCTTTCTGGGATTCTGCGCCACACAGCCAATCTGCTGTGACTTTGGCACATCCGAAGTTTTCGGAATTGTTCCGGGCTACCTGTTTCAATTCGAATTTTTTCATTTCTGTTTCCTCCTTGATTTTTGTTCTTCCTTGTTTCTGATATTATCATACCACTCAGTGGGTGATATGTCAATACTTTTTTGATACTTTTTTGAACTTCTTAGATTAATACTTCTGTGCAAAAATATAATCAGAAAGGCGGTGCATAAGATGGCATTATATAACAATCCTTATCAATACAGTTTTGGTGTTCCGGGACAGATGAACCAGTTTCAGCAGCAGCCTGTCCAGATGCCGGCTCAACCAGTACAGCAACCCCAGCAGAATAACAATGGCATCCTGTGGGTGTCTGGAGAAGTCGGCGCAAAATCTTATCTGGTAGCACCCGGAACAAGTGTTTTACTGATGGACAGTGAGAGCGAAAAGTTCTACATAAAATCCACGGACGTTTCCGGTATGCCACAGCCATTACGGACGTTTGAGTACCACGAAATAGGCACTCAGATGCCACCTAAACAGCCTGCTCAGAACATGGACAGTAAATATGTCACCAGACAGGAATATGACGATTTAAAGGGCAAATACGAAGCTATTATAAACCGATTAAATTCTTTTTCTGAACCTGTTAGAGCTAATACCGCACAGGAATCAGCAGTCAAGGGAGGAAACGCAGATGAGTAATCCATTATTCAACGCACTTGGTGGTGGAATGCCGCAGGGTAACGGTCCGATGCAAATGATACAGCAGTTTATGCAGTTCAAACAGAATTTTAAGGGAGACCCAAAGGAAGAAGTCCAGAAGATGCTACAGTCTGGAAAGATTTCCCAGCAGCAACTTAATCAGGTTCAGCAGATGGCAGGGCAGTTTCAGAATCTGCTGAAGAATATGAAATAGTACATTACAATCTGGCCAGATTGATGTAAATACACAATAAAGGAGATTATAACTATGGATGGAAATTATAGCTTAGCAGATATTGCCGCTGCTACTGGAAACGGTAGAAATAACGACGGCATGTTTGGTGGAGATGGCAGCTGGTGGATTATTGTTTTATTCATTTTTGCTTTCTTCGGATGGGGGAACAACGGCTGGGGTAATAATGGCAACGGCGGCGGATATATAGCCACAGCAGCTACTCAGGCAGACATTCAGAGAGGATTTGACAATTCCGCAGTAATCAGCAAGCTTGATGGAATCAATAACGGTCTCTGTGATGGATTTTACGCAGTGAACAACGGTATGCTTACCGGTTTTAATGGAATCAACACAAACATCATGCAGACCGGCTTTGGAATCCAGCAGGCAATCAATGCTGATACTGTAGCGAATATGCAGAACGCCAACGCTTTACAGGCACAGCTTGCGAACTGCTGTTGTGAAACCAGGGAAGCTATCCAGGGCGTAAACTACAATATGGCACAGAATACCTGCGCATTGCAGAACACAATGAACAGTAACACAAGAGACATTATTGACAGTCAGAATGCAGGAACAAGAGCCATTCTTGACTATCTTTGCAATGAAAAGATTTCTAGTCTGCAGGCTGAGAATAATGATCTCAGACGTGCTGCATCTCAGGATCGCCAGAGCGCACTTCTCACAACTGCAATGGCTTCTCAGACACAGCAGCTCATTAATGCAATCAATCCAGCACCGATTCCGGCATATCAGGTTCCTAACCCGAACACATATTACGGATGTGGATGCGGATGCAACACCGGATGCAATTGCTGATAACTTCATATCGAGAGTATCTTTCGATTGATTTCGGATGTCGGCTTATGCCGTTATTACACAGAGGGGCAGGCTGAGACCTGTCCTTTTGTGATATGAAAGGGGTAAAAATTATGGCAGAATTTACAAGTGTAGCTGCTCAGACTGTAGCAGCAAATGGAAACGTAGTATTTTCAAATACAGCAGTTAAGGGTTCTAACTGCATTCAGCACAGAGAGGGAAGCGGAATCATCACTCTAAGAGGACTGACTAACCAGTGTAAAGCGAGATTCTTCGTGGATTTTTCTGGTAATATCGCAATTCCAACAGGCGGTACTGTCGGAGCTATTTCTCTGGCAATTGCAATCTCTGGTGAGCCGGTTCTTTCTTCCCAGATGATTTCCACACCGGCAGCAGTAAATCAGTACAATAATGTGTCCTCTGGCATCTATATTGATGTGTCTCGCGGATGCTGCGTTAATATCGCGGTAGAAAACACAAGCGATCAGGCTATTTCTGTTGCGAACGCGAACATTGTTGTGACCAGAGAAGCGTAGGAGGTGTGATTATGAGAGATATTAAAGACTTATGTGCAAGAATCGAAGACGAGCTGTCCAAAATTGCTGATAATGGGCTGACCACTGGGAACTTGGAAATGACATACAAACTGATTGATATGTACAAAGATATCAAGAATACGCAGTACTGGGATAAGAAAGTAGAGTACTACAACACTGTCCTTGATGAGATGCGTGGCGGATACAATGACGATTACAGTGAACGTGGAAGAAAGCGTGACAGCATGGGGAGATACAGCTCAAATGATGGCAGAATGATGCCGGATTACGACAGGGGTAATTCTTATGCCAGAAGGGGTGAGCATTATGTTAGAGGACATTACAGCCGCTCTGATGGGCGAGATGCTTATGACGATTACATGACGCAGAAACAGAGCTATCGTTCCGGCAAGTCTGAAGACTGCAAAAGAAAGATGCTCGCCGCATTGGAAGAACATCTGGACGAACTTACAACAGAAATGAGTGATATGTCCAAGGATGCAGAGTGCCGGGAAGAACGTGATCTTGTCAAGAGATACGTAGAAAAACTCCGTGATATGCTCTAAAAACACAAAAGTGGTAGAGAGGTAGTTAAAAGAAATCTGTTATAATGTAATTGTGCAGCAGGAAGCACAAGTAAAACGGTTGTTTTTGACATTTTCGTTTTAATCCTCCTTTCTTTAATTTAGTAGCTGGTACGCACGCTTTAACGGAAAGTTGAACAGGTTCGAATCCTGTCGTGCGTATTTGCCATCTGGCACGCAAGATGGCTCACCTCCTTGATTAAGGTTTTTGTTATTCATACTTTTCTTTTAAAAAAGAAATAAATATCCGAAACAACTCGTGGCAGGCATGACACGTTAAACACCTTGCTAACCCGGGAATCCGGGTTATGTGGAATGTACGCTAGTGGAAAACTGACAGAGTCGCACTCTAGTCTCCGGTTCGATTCCGGGCATTCCGCTTTGATTCGGTTAGAATTATGCTGTTTGCTTGCAGGCGGTCTATGATTTGGCTGAATCGCAACATCATGATGCTGAAAAAAGGTTATTGCTGTAAAAATCCTAAAGGTGACAAACCTAAAAAGCATACCGAGGCCTTATGGTGAAAATCAGCTCAGTTGCGCTGTCAACTGGCCGTTAAAGGCGGCGCGGAATGTAGCTCAGGTGGAAGAGCGGAGAGCGCATAGCTCTTGACGTCGCAGGTTCGAATCCTGCCTTTCCGATTACCTCGCCAGTGGTCTAACTGGCTTAATCCATTTACCTGCGGCGGCAGGTCAATAAACACGACCAGGAGGATGTTATGCAGAAACTTATTGACACATTAAAATCGTTTGGAATTGAAATCCCGGAGGATAAACAGGCAGATGTGAAAAAGGCGCTCTCTGAGCATTACAAGAATGCAAAGGAAGTAGCAAAAACCCTGTTAAAAGTCGAGGGAGAACGAGATAACTGGAAAGAACGTGCCGAGACAGCAGAAGAAACCTTAAAAAGTTTTGACGGTATCGACCCGGCAAATGTTAAGACCGAGTTAGAGACTTGGAAACAGAAAGCGGCAGATGCAGAGAAAGAATTCAATGCAAAAATCTACGACCGTGATTTCTCAGATGCTCTGAAAGCGGCACTTGATGATGTTAAGTTTTCCAGTGAGGCGGCAAAGAAGTCTGTTATGGTGGACATCAAAGAAGCCGGATTAAAACTGAAAGACGGTAAAATTCTCGGATTAAATGACCTGATCGAACAGATGAAGCAGTCTGACGCATCCGCTTTTGTAGATGAATCTCAGCAGCAGGCTCAGCAGAATCAGGCAAGATTTACAACTCATGTTGGACAGCAGCAGACACCGGGAAGCATGACCAAGAAAGATATCGAAGCGATCAAAGACCCGTCCGAGAGACAGGCTGCAATCGCTCAGAATATCCAGTTATTCCAGTGATTTTTTACACCGACTATACGCCAGAGTATAGCCGCTAACTCAATACCTTAACAATTATGGGTAGAAAGGATTTTTTATGGCAGCAAAAGCTAATCTTATTATGAGTAATGATATTCAGGTCACAGCGCGTGAGATTGACTTTGTAACTAGATTCGAAAGAAACTGGCAGCACTTACGTGATATTCTGGGCATCATGAGACCTATCAAAAAACAGCCGGGTGCTGTACTCAAGTCCAAATACGCAGAGGGTACTTTACAGAGCGGAAAAGTTGGTGAGGGCGAGGAAATCCCTTACAGCAAATTCGTTGTAAAAGAAAAACCCTATGCGGAAATGACTATCGAAAAGTACGCAAAGGCTGTATCTATCGAAGCAATCAAGGACCACGGTTATGAGAACGCTGTTCAGATGACTGATGACGAGTTTCTTTTCCAGCTTCAGACTGATGTTACCGGCAGATTCTATGACTATCTGAAAACCGGTACACTTACTTCCACAGAAACAACATTCCAGATGGCTCTGGCAATGGCTAAGGGTCGTGTTGAAAACAAATTTAAACAGATGCACAGAAATGTGACTGGCGTTGTTGGATTTGTCAACATTCTGGACGTATATGAATATCTCGGAGCAGCTGAGATCACTATTCAGAATCAGTTCGGATTCCAGTACATGAAGGACTTTATGGGATTCAATACAATCTTCTTACTGTCCGACAGCGAGATTCCGAGAGGACAGGTTATTGCTACCCCTGTTGAGAACATCGTACTTTACTATGTTGACCCGAACGAATCTGACTTTGCAAGAGCAGGTCTTGTATACACTGTATCTGGCGAGACAAACCTGATCGGATTCCACACTCAGGGTAACTACCACACAGCAGTGTCTGAAGCGTTTGCAGTAATGGGACTTACTCTTTTTGCGGAGTACATTGATGCAATCGCAGTAATCACCATTGATGAGACGCCAACACTTGGCACTCTGACAGTAAATTCCGTGGCTGGAACAGCAAGTGGCGATACAAAAATCACTGTAAATCCGGCTAAAGAAAATACCAACAACGTATATAAATACAAAGTTGCAACAGACGCAGTAACTGTTGGATATGGACAGAATCTCAGAAACTGGACTACATGGGACGGAAAAGCTGATATTAAGGCAGCAACCGGACAGAAGATTACAGTGGTTGAGTGTGATGGAACATACAAAGCACTGAACGCCGGAAGTGCAAGCGTAACAGCGAAATCATAAATGTAGGAGGTAACTGGCATGGCTTATGCAGATTATGATTTTTATAAAACTTCATACTTCGGTTCGGTCGTGCCAG